CATTAGGACAAATGGTAACATTTAATCCCTATACGACTGAAGATAATATTCCAACAGCTCTAGTATCTATAACAGGATCTCAAGCAAGTGCTTTTGGATATGGAACCCAAAGTATACTATTTCCTGGAGGAAATGATACCTTAGATAATTTATTTACAACACCCCCAGTACCTAATTCATTTTCTTTTACTCTTCATTATACAAGTTTTGGAGGACCAGCAGGATGGTATTTAGTAAATGTTTCTAAAGCTTCTTAATTTAAATTTTTATGAATAATTGGTTATACAACGAAAAAGTTATTGAAAAAATTGAGGATTTTCCTCAAAACGCCTTTGGTTTTATATACATTACTACTCACAAACCGAGTGGGGTATCGTATATTGGAAAAAAATCGCTATATCACAACGTTAAACGCAAATTAACGAAGAAAGAATTAGCAGAGCAAACCGGCAGAGGCCGCAAACCAACAACCCAAGTAATACAAAAAGAATCGGATTGGAAGACCTATTATGGCTCAGCCAAACCAATTCTTGAAATATTAAAGGAAGGTAAACACGATGATTTTACACGTGAAATATTACAAATAGTAAATAATAAAAAATTATTAACCTATTATGAGTGTAAGTACTTATTTAAATATGGGGTATTAGAAAATCCTGTTGAGTATTTTAATGACAACATATTAGGTAAGTTTTTTAGAAAAGACTTTATATAAACAATAATTTAACTTAAGCTTGGTTATACCAATTGCTTTTTGTATATTATGGTTATGCTTAATCAATCTCTAGTTGCACTGACTAATTCGGTGTTAGGTTCTGGTAAATCAACGGCACGAGGTAACTATGCTTATCACTGTCCGCTGTGTAATCATCCTAAACCTAAACTAGAGATTAATTTTACTGAAAACGAAAAAGGTGAAAATCCATGGCATTGTTGGGTTTGTGATAAAAAAGGTAAAAAATTATATCAATTATTTAAAGCAGTAGAAGCATCACCTGAAAAAATGGCTGAATTAAAAGTCATTGTAAAGTATGTAGGTAATGAAAAAAATGTTGTAGTTGAAACTAAACTAGAACTACCTAAAGAATTTAAATTATTAAATAATATTCATCAATCAGATATTACTGGTAGACAAGCTATGGCTTATATTAAATCCAGAGGTATTACTGAAGATGATATTATGAAATATGGTATTGGTTATTGTGAAAAAGGACGTTATGCTAATATGGTTATTGTACCATCTTATGATGCTAATGGTAAATTAAATTACTTTACAGGCCGCTCATTTGAAAAAGAACCATCAGTAAAATATAGAAATCCTCAAGTATCTAGAGATATTATTCCCTTTGAAATGTTTATCAATTGGGATTTACCTTTGATATTGTGTGAGGGACCATTTGATGCTATCGCTATTAAGCGAAATGTTGTACCGCTTTTAGGTAAAAACATTCAATCAAATCTAATGAAAAAAATTGTAATGTCTTCAGTTGAAAATATATACATTGCTCTTGACCGCGACGCCCAAAAACAAGCGTTAAATTTCTGCGAACAACTTATGAAGGAAGGTAAAGAAGTATATTTAGTTGATATGAAAGATAAAGACCCAAGCGAAATGGGCTTCGCTAAATTTACTAACTTAATACAGGAAACATACCCCTTAACATTCTCAGGTTTACTTGAGAAAAAACTCTTCTTATGAGCAAAATAAAAAAATCTTACAACAGAATTTTAGAAGTATCAGATGATGCTAAACAAATTACTCTCCCAGACTCTCGTTATTATAGAAGAAATGGTGAATATTATCCTTCAATTACTTATGTTTTACAATACTATCCAAAAGGTAAGTTTTTTGAAGATTGGCTTAAAAAAGTAGGTTATTCGGCTGAACATATTGTTAAAAAAGCAGGTGAGGAAGGAACTCAAGTTCATGAAATGATTGAAGAATACCTTGAAGGTAAAGAATTAAATTTTCTAAGCCAATTTGGTAATCCTCAATATAATCCTGATGTGTGGCAGATGTTTTTACGTTTTGTTGATTTTTGGGAAACTTATAACCCAAAATTAATTGAAGCAGAAGTACATTTATTTTCAGATGAATTAAAAGTAGCAGGAACGTGTGATTTAATTGTTGAAATTGAAGATAAAATATGGTTAATTGATTTTAAAACATCTAATCATATTCAACCAACTTATGAATTACAAACAGCTATTTATGGTAAATGTTATGAGGAGTGTTTTGGTAAAAAAGTAGATAATTATGGTATACTGTGGTTAAAATCATCCAAACGTAAAACCAATAAAGAAAAAATGACAGGCAAAGGATGGGAAATGGTTACCTCTACTAGAACACATGAGGAAAACATTGATATCTTTAAAACAGTAAAACGTTTATTTGATTTAGAAAATCCAACTCATACCCCAAGCTTTACTGAATTCAAAACTACAGTAAAAAGAATTTTATAATATTTATGACAAATACTATACATGATCGGATTAATATCTTTATTAAAAGAAGTGACAGGCAAGCCAAAAGCAATTTTTATGGCTGGTCCTGCTGGCTCGGGTAAATCATATGTATCAAAAAAATTAATACCCTCTAATTTTAATACCATTAATGTTGATGACACCTATGAGGAGTTATTAAAAGCATCAGGTATTGGAATGAAATTAACCAATATGTCTCCTGATGAATTAAAAAAAGCAGGTGAATTAATGGGTCAAGCTAGAAAAGTAACAGACACTAAATTTCAAGATGCTGTTAAAGATGCTAAAAATTTATTAATTGATAGTGTAGGAGGTTCATCTAAAGTTTTACTTAAGAAAAAAGCAGAATTAGAGAATTTAGGTTATGATACATTTATGTTAATGACTTATGTATCACCTATAACGTCACTAGAACGTAATAAAAACAGAGACAGATCATTGTTGCCAAGTATTGTGATTCGCTCATGGCGCGACGTTAATAAAAATATAGACGTATATAGACAAGCGTTTGAACCAAACTTTGTATTATTAAATAATGATCCTGAAGATGCTAATAAAGATTTTGATGAAAATTATATTTACAAAACATATATTGAACCTTTAGGTAAAATAGGTAAAGAAAAAACACCTGAAGAAAAAGCTAAATCTAAAGCAGAAGCAGAACAATTATATTCAGACGTAAAACAAGCTCTTAAATCACAACCTGAGTTTGATAATTTTGAACAAGCAAAAACAAAAATAACAAATTTTATAAAATCATGAAATTACTAGATTTATTAAACGAAAACGAATTAGAAAAAACCACTAACGAAGGACCTGTCGACGAGATTGGAAAATTCTTCGTTGTTAAAAAACCTGCTAAAGGTATGACTAAAGAAAATATGGTATATGAAGCTACTGTATTTGATGAAGTTAAAATGGATGAAACTAAAGGCGTTTATAGAAATAAATCTGAAGCTAATCGTCATGCAACTGAAGCTCTTAAAGAATATGATATGATGATGAAAGAAGTAGAAGATGCTATGAATGAATTTAGAGAAGCTAAAAAAGGCATTGACGAAAAGAAAAAATTAGCTAAAGAAAAAATTCAAAAACTTAAATAATGAATCCACTTACCAAAGTCTTATTAGAAGATCTTTTGGAAGATGGTAAAAAGAAAATCACTGCCATTTATGGTGGAGGTTTTAAACCACCCACTAAAGGTCATTTTGAGGTTGTTGCTAAAGCAGCAGAACAAAATCCCGAAATAGATGATATTATCATTTATGTGGGAGGTGGTGAGCGTGAAGGTATTGGTCAAGGTGAATCACTTCAAATTTGGGAATTATATAAAAAATATCTTCCAATGAAAGTTAGTATTGAACCTGTTAAAGCACCAGTAGGTGATATATTACGTTATGCTAAAGATCATCCTGAAGAAGAAGTACTTTGGATAATAGGTGCTCGTGAAAATAATCCTGAGGATTTTGCTGATCTTGCTTCTAGAACTAGAACATTAGATAAATACCCTAATTTACAACTTAGATTAATCCAAACACCAGGTGGTGTAAGTGGTACAGCTGCTCGTAAAGCAGTAAAAGATAATAACAAAGAACAATTCTTTAACCTAATTCCAGATATTCCTGAAAAACAACAAGTATGGGATATTGTATCTCCTGTTGTTAAAGAAGGTATTATAGATAATACTAAAGATAAATTAAAAAAATTTATTCTTGCTGTTAAACAAGAAGGTCAAGAAACAAGAGAAGCTGTAGGATTAATTATTAAATCCGCTAAAGGAGAAATTGAATTAAGTGATGAACAAAAAGAACAAATTGGTAATCAATTAAAAGATATTTTAAAATTAGTAGGTTTAACAGCTATTGCTACTTTACCTGGTGGATTTATTGTTGGTGCTTTAATTAGATTGTTTAAAGCAGAACATTTAATTACTCCTTCATCTTTTATAAACGAAGTAGGCGAAGCAAATCTTAAACCATATAAATGGGAAGAAATTGATCAAGAAGGTTATTTTGTTTATACTCGTTTTATAACAGATAGTGAAACTCAATACGATGTAGATATTAAATCAACAGTTTTCTTTCCCGCAGGACAAATGGAATCTCTCCCTGCTTTAGAAATTGAATTTACAGCAAAACCTAAAGGTGCTGAAGGTTCATCAGCTAAAATAGTAGTTAATAAAGGTGAAATGTATAGAGTAATGGCTACTATAGTAGATATAATTAAAAAATATCTTAAAAAATTTAAAGCTAAAGCTATTATTTATTCCCCTTCTAAAAAATCAGGTGAAAATTTTGGTGTTCAAAGAGATCAATTATATAGAGCATTTATTTCTAAAGCTATACCTGGAGTGAAATTCAAACAATCCGGAGATTTTGTAACAGCTATTTTACCTGATGTAAATGAAGGATCTTGTGGTTATGATATAGATGTAAAAACAAACAAAAAATTAGATACACCTGGTGGATTAGAAGAAAATGATCCTAAAAAAGGAACAGGTAAAAAACCAAAAGGATCAGGTCGCAGATTATACACAGATGAAGATCCAAAAGACACTGTTCGTATTAAATTTAAAACTAAAGAAGATATTGTTGATACTTTAAATAAAACATCTTTTAAAGCTAAATCTCATGCTCGTCAGTCTCAAGTAATTAATTTAATTCATCAACGAGTAAGAGCAGCTTATGGTAAAGCAAAAGATCCTGAAGTAAAATCAAGATTAAAACGTGCTTTAGATTACATTGAATCTCGTAAAGAATCATCTAAAGCAAAAACACAACGTTTAAATAAAATGAAAGAAGCATCTGATCCACAAGCAGGTACAGCCTTACCTTATGGTTCAGGATTTGCTCCTGTTAAAGAATTAGTAACAGATACAGAAGTAATTTGCGATAATTGTGGTTGGGAATGGAAAATAGCTGATGGTGGTGATGATTTATATATTTGTCATAAATGTGGACATGATAACACACCTAAAACTGATGACCCGTTTGGCTTAAATGAACTAGCAAAACAATTTCTTAAAGAAACTTTAAAAGAAACTTGGAGACCCGAGGAATCTTTCGTATCTTTATCCAAACATATGATAGACAATGGAATGAATATCAAACCATTGCCAAAAATAAAGGTTATATCGGATGATGAAGACAACGCATCCAATCTTTTGGGCAAAACGGCTTACTACAATCCTGCAGACAAATCTATTACTCTGTATACTATGGATAGGCACCCAAAAGATATATTGCGTTCATTTGCTCATGAAATGGTACACCATGAACAAAATTTAGATGGAAGATTAAATAATATTAACACAACAAATACCAATGAAGACGGAGCACTACCAGAAATCGAAAGAGAAGCTTATGAAAAAGGTAATATGATGTTGCGTAATT